ACCCCGAAGGCCGTGTACCTCGTGATGATTGACGGGACCGGCGGCGCTGGCAATATCGCCTGGTTTTGCACCAGTGACTACGCGGCGAGCGGTGAGGCGTACACCGTCAACTCCGGCGCCATTGGCTCGGACGGGACGCCGCAGCTCCTAGCGGTCACGGCTACGTCCATTTACCGGCTGCTGAATCTCACCGCGGCGTTTACCGCGGCGTTGGCAGACGACTTCTTCGGCCTTGAGTGGGTGCGGGACGCAGACGACGCCGGGGACACCGCCGGGAATACGCATTCGGTGTTCGGGCTGCTTATCGTATATTAGGAGTCTATGATGCCTGTTTTCCCGGTATCCGGTCCCGTCAACGCCTCGCAGTTGTACGGCGAGATTGCGGCCCTGGGGCTGCCCGCGCTGCGCAGCGTATCTGTGCTCCGTCGACGTCAAACCGCCTCAGGCGGGTGGGAGGGGACAGCCCCTTACGTTATGGTCCTCTCGGAACCGCTGACCAGCGCGCAAGCGCAGGCGGCAACGGCCGCGGTCGCTGCGCACGTGCCGCAGCCGCGGATGCCGGTACAGCACTACACTGTCAGCGAACTTGAGGCGGCGGCGGACGGTGTGGCGTCACTGGCTGACGCTCGGACGCTGCTCCGTCGCTTCGCCCGCGGCCTGGGCGGGCGGATTGAGAAGTAAATGGCCCACGCCTATCAGGTCAGGATCAAGGACGCCGCCGGGGCGGTCGTCGCCATGCTGGTGTCGTGGCGCTCGCTCACCTACACCCTACGGGTGAACGCCTCCGGCGAGCATCAACTCGTGCTGAACGGCAATGATCCGGCGCTTGCCGACCTGGATACGGACTATCAGATTGAGGTATGGCGCTCCCACACTGACCCCGCTGGCCCCATCATTCCCTGGTATTTGGATTACGAGGGCTTCCACCGGACGGCATTGGAACAGACCTCTGAGTCGGGCCTCCAGACCTACACATCCTACGGGCAGAGCTATGACTATCTGATTGAGGGCCGGAACGTGCTCTACCAGGCCGGGACCGCTGGGGCTGAGAAGTCCGGACCCGGTGAAACGGTAATCAAGGAATATGTGGACGAAAACGCTGGGCCTGGGGCCACAGCACCGCCACGGTTGTTTGATGGCGTGTTCACCGGGCTTGCCGTACAGCCCAGCGGCGGGGCGGGTCTGGCATGGTCCGGCTCACGGGCGTACCGTGACCTCATGGACGTGCTGCAGGAGATAGGGCACGCGACCGAGGTTGATTTCAAGGTCGTGGGCACCGGCCCCGCGACGTTCGAGTTCCGGGCCAAGGCGTATCCGTGGGGCAGCGACCGGAGCACGGCGGGCTTGGTCCCGGCGACGGGGCTGAACGCGGCCGGCAATGCGCCCGTGATTTTCTCACTCGCCTTTGGCAACATGGCCGCGGCCACGCTCTCGCGCAACCGAACGCAAGAGGCGAACGCTATCATCGTGCTCGGTGCGGGGGTGGAATCGGCCCGCGAGGTCATCCAGCGGACGGACGGTGCGGCCATCGCCGTCTCGCCGTGGAACAGGCGAGAGGCTACACACAACGCCAGCCAAGAGAGCACGACGGCGGCGCTGGAGGCGGCGGGCGACGCTGCGCTGCACGAGATGGGTGCGCGTGAAACGCTGTCGTTCAGCGTCCTGCAGAATGACTCGGCGATGTACGGCCGTGACTATTTCCTGGGCGACATCGTGACGGCTCGGTACAAGGACATCGAACGGAACCTCCAGATTATCGCCGTGACGGTGAACGTGGCCGAGGGCCACGAGCGCATTACGGTAGAGGTGCGGAACGCCAGTGCCTGATATGATGGCGGCGATTCAGGAGGCGTTTAGGACGTTGATCGTGCGCATCCGTGCGCTCGAGGTCGCGGAACCGACGGGCAGCAATGCTGAGGCTTTGGCGTTCGTCGACCTGCCAGCGGCGTCACAACCGGGGCGGTTGCGCTTCGTAACGAACGGGCGCAAGGATGGTGAGGGTGTCGGGGCTGGCACCGGCGTGCTCGCCTATGACGACGGCGTGGCGTGGCGGGCGTGCGATACATCGGCCACGGTTGCCATATAGATACTCAGCGCCATCCGGTTGACGGGAAGATAGGGGGCCAGAACCATGAACTCGCGTAACATCCAAGAGGTGGGGGCGCTCGGCATGGTGGCCGTTTCGCTGTGCGTCGTCGGCTGGCTGGCGATCCTGGGGAATGAGGCGGCTATGGGTGCCATGATAAGCGTGGTCTCGGCGGGTGTTGGCTTCTTCCTTCGTGGCCGCGTCGAAGCGGGGCGTCAGTAATGGAAGCACAGCCGTGGTACATCACGCAGGTTCTTCTCCCCGCGCTGCTGGCTGTGGGGGCCGCAGCTATGTATGGCGTTCGGATAGCCTGCCGCGACTTCCGCGACTTCCTCAACTCTACGATGGAAGCGAATCGCACCAAGGATGCGGACATGATCCGGCTGCTGACCGCCGAGCGGGAGTCGGAACGTCTAGAACGTGAAGCACAGACAGCGCGGTTTCTGGAGACGATCAACTCGTTCCGTGGCATCGTGGAGCGGCAGAACGATACCCTCTCGAACATGAACCGCGACCGCACGGCGGCAGAACGGGAGATCATCGCACTCTTGACCAAGCTCATAGCGTTCCAAGATCGGCTGGAGAGGCTGGCGAATGCCTGACTTCAGGTGCTCCTGTGGCGAGATCTATAATAGCATGTCGGTGCTGCTGCTCACGAAGCTACCCGGCGGCAAGTACATCTGCTCCCGCTGCAACGAAGCGTTTCGCTTCCCGCCAGAAGAGGTTAGAGTGACATCCGAAGAAACATTGTCGTTTTAGCCGAGCACATTGTAACTTTGAGAGAGGCTTGCGCCGCGGCCGGCCGAGTAGTACACTGAGGGCGAGTGCCAGTCGGGCGGCCTCCTCTTCCCAGCGTTTCTGCCCCGGGTCCGTGTACTAGACGGATTCGGGGCAGAAACGCGTTTACGTGAGCTACTTCTTCGGCAGATACTTCCGGCACTTCGGGCACCGTGGCACCTTCGGCACGATGACACGCTGCACCCATTCATGCCCACAGCCGTGGGGACACGTTATCAAGGTCACAGCGGTTCTGTCTGGCATTTGTACCTCTAGCCGTCGCCGTAGCCGTAGCCGTAGCCGTAGCCGTAGCCGTAGCCGTAGCCGTCGCCGTAGCCGTCGCCGTCGCCGTAGCCGTAGCCGTAGCCGTCGCCGTCGCCGTCGCCGTAGCCGTCGCCGTCGCCGTCGCCGTAGCCGTCGCCGTCGCCGTCGCCGTAGCCGTAGCCGTAGCCGTCGCCGTCGCCGTAGCCGTCGCCGTAGCCGTAGCCGTCCAAGGTCAGTGTTACTTCGACCATTTGCCCGCCTCGGTGTCGATGAGACTAATCACCGCACGGTGGCTAACCCTCACAGTACCCACAGCATCAAGCTTGGTCTTTTCTGTCGGCCCTTCCAGTGCCAGTTGTCCTAAGCCGCGTTCCGTGCCCCAATACCGGATGTTCTTCGCGTTGCTGATGACGCACCACTCACCGTCGTCTACGCAGTCACCCACATAGACAAAGCCACGGTCCAGCACCGCAATCGCGAAGCCCTTCAGTATAGGCGCTGTCTCCATCGTGTCCTCCATCCCCCCCATAATGCCGCCGTGTGGCGACTCACGATAGGAGTATAAACCTATTTCCGGTAGGTGTAAATACCTACTTCTCACCGTGCGCCGAACATGGTAAACTAAGCGTGCCGTCATCGTTCGCATCGGTGACGACTGGCGGGGAGTAACTTCCCGTGATGGAGCGGCCTGCATTTCAAGCTGGTCGCTTCGTCGCGTCAAGCGTGGTAAACTACCGCCAGAAAGAGGAGGGACACTATGTCAGAGGACCACACGCATTATTGGACGTTTCCGGCGCCCTCGGTCGGCAGCACGACGCTGGTTGGTGTGTGCCACGGGTGCGGGGCCACGTCAGAGCGGGCAGCGCATCTCAGCGACATGACGGCCAAGGAGAGACACAGCGCCCTGGGGCAACTCACGACTGAGGCCAAGTCTGTGGCGCGTATGCCGTTCCCCATCGGGCGAGAACAAGGAGGGGTGCGGTAGTGGCTACTCACTCACAGTCGACCTACGGCAACACAATCCTGCAGAGCACAGCTCGGACCCGCGCCCATCACT